CATGGTCTTGCTGTTGCTGACTTGGTGAAAGACCTTCAGCTTATTAAGTCCACTCTTATGCGTCAACTCTTGGACAATATGTACTCCCTTAACAACGGACGCTTTGAAGTTGTAGAAGGAATGGTTAACCTTGACGATCTCCTTACTAGCCGTCCTAATGGTATTGTGCGTGTTAAAGCCCAAGGTAGTGTTAAGCGTCTTGATCAACCTGCCTTGGATCAGTCCAGTTTCAATATGCTTGGTTACATTGATAACCTGCGTGAAGAACGCTCTGGAGTTTCTAAGAACACTAAGGGCCTCAACGAAGGAGCCCTAGCATCTCACACGAGTGGTGTGGCTGTCAACCAAGTGCTCAGTGCTGCTGAACAACGCGTTGAACTCATTGCTCGTGTGTTTGCTGAAACAGGTGTTAAGAGCCTCTTCAGAGATATCTACCACCTTGCAGTTGAGTACGATACCAAGGAGAACTTTGTTGAGCTCCGTGGTGGTTACGAAACTGTAGACCCTTCCCGCCTTAAGAAGCGTTGGGACATGGTGACTAAGGTTGGTTTAGGTCGTGGTGATAAGGAGAAGAGACTACTTCAGCTTTCACAGTTTGGACAAGTCCTCGCTCAGGTTGCTGCCCAAGACCCGAAGCACAAGTTAATCTCCCCACAGAATGTCTACAACTTTGTCAAAGAGTATCAGAGTAACACAGACCTACCAAAGAACGTAGAGTTTATTACTGACCCAAGTACTCTTGGCCCTGAGCAACTAAGCCCACCTGATCCAACTCTCCTGCTAGCACAAGCTACTATCAAGAACCAGGAGCTTGAGTTGAAGATCAAGGAGAAGGAGCTTATGCTTAAAGAGCTCAAGATCAATGAGGATATTCGTCTTAGGGATGATGAGAACAAAGCTGACTTCATCATCGATAAAGAGAAGAATGATATCCAGAGGAGCAAAGCTACTTAATGCCTAAGGACAACAAGGAACGAGCAGACAAAGCTGAGAGACTTCTAAATGATCCTTTGTTCAAGGAAGCCGTGCAGGAAGTCAGTGAGCTATTTATACAGGAGTGGGTTAATGCTCCTGCAAGAGACCACGAGGGGAAAGAGTTCCTCTGGTGTAGTGTGAAGGCTCTTAATGCCGTAGTCAACCAGCTTGAAAGTTACGTTAACACTGGCAAGCTAGAGACTAAGCAGACAGAGATGCAATATAAAACTTAGTATAAGGAATTAACACTATGACGACCAACCCCGTTAACGAGGGAGTCGCCAACGAAAGTACCGCTAGTACTTCAGAGGCTAACTCCGTGGATGCTGGCGCAGAGACTATCTTTGGTCTATTGGATCGTGAAGACTCTACGACACCCGAAGGCGCGACTGAAGAAGAAGAGAATAACTCCAACGAAGAAGAAGAGACTAACGACACTGAAACTTCTTCCGAGGAAGACAACGAGGATACGAACCCTGAAGAAGAGACTAGCGAGGAAGAGTCCAATAGTGAGGGTGATGTCTATACCATTAAACTTGATGGTGAAGAGATTGAAGTCTCAGAGGACGAACTTCTAAACGGTTATCAGAGACAGGCAGACTATACTCGGAAAACTCAGGCACTTGCCGAGGAATTTAAATCTATAAGCTCTGAGAGAGAAGCTCTCCAAACAGAACGTCAACAGTACGTTGAAGCTCTGGAATACCTTAAGTCTAATATGTCAACAGAGGTTGATAAGTTTGAAGGTGTTAACTGGGCAGCTTTGAAAGCAGATGACCCTGATGAATATACTCGACAGAGAGTTGAGTATCAGGAAGCTAAAGAGAACGTACAGAAGGTTGAAGTTGAGCAACAGCGAGCCATTACTGAGGCCACCAAAGCTGCTCAAGAGGCCCTTAAAGTACAGATGCAAGAAGAGGCTGGTAAGATTGCGAAGCTCATTCCAGAGCTCAACGATCCTGAAAAGGCTCCGACTATCCGTACAGACTTGAAGAGCTATGCTCTTTCACAAGGACTCTCTGAAACTGAACTGAACAATCTCTTTGACTCAAGGTCTATCAACATTCTCTACAAGGCTATGCAGTTCGACCAGAGCTCAAAGGCTGGTAAGAAACTTGCAGATAAGAAGATTAAGAAAAAGGTTCCGAAGTTTGTTAAGTCGGGTACACCTAACGCAAAGAGTGAAATCGATGCGACTAAGAAGTCAAAGAAGAAAAAGAAACTCAAAGACTCAGGAGACATCCATGATGCTGCTGATATCTTCTTTGACATGATGTAGAGTAAAATTCACAATAACAATAACCAAAATAAGGAATAATAAATTATGGCTTCACAAGCTAAGGTGAATACCTATGACCGTGTAGGTATCCGAGAAGACCTCACAGATGCCATTTATGACATCTCCCCGACTGACACTCCCTTTGTTACCATGGCCGGTACTACCAAGGCTACGGGCACGAAGCATGAGTGGCAGACTGACGCCCTCGCCTCTGCGGGTGACTCGAAGGTTGAGCAGGGTGCTGTTGCGCCGGGTACTTCTGCTGCTGCGACTGCTCGTATCTACAACGAGTGTCAGATCAATGCCAAGGACGTTAGTGTCTCTGGTACTGAAGAAGTTGCTAATAGTGCTGGTCGTAAGTCTGAAATGGCTTATCAGCTTGCCAAGCGTGGTAAGGAACTGAAGCTGGATATGGAGTGGGCTTGCGTTAATACTCCTAACGTCCGAGTGACGGGTGCCTCTGGTACTGCTGGTGAAATCTCCAACGTCTATGCTTACATCGGTGATAACGGTTCAGTCGGTGCTACGGCTGGTGCTGCTGCTACTGGTGACGGTACAGACGTTATGACTGGTGGTGATGATCGTACCTTCACCGAAGCTCTGCTTACTGATGCTATTCAGGACGCATGGGTGGACGGTGGTGATCCGCGAGTCATCATGCTCTCAGCTACCAATAAGGCTCTCTTGACTGCCTTTACTGGTCGCTCCACCAGCGCTTCCACGAATACGGACGCTTCGACTAAGAAGATCGTTAACGCTGTTGACATCTATGTCAGTGACTACGGCGATCTCTCTGTTGTGCCTAACCGCCAAATCCCCACGGGTGCTGGAAGTAACTGCCTTGTGCTCGATCCTTCGACTTGGGCTGTTGCGATGTATCGTCCCTTCAAGACTATCAACCTTGCCGTCACTGGCGATTCGGTGGGTAAGGAACTGCTCGTTGAGTGGACACTTGAAGGTCGTGCGCCGAAAGCCAATGCCAACATTGCTGATCTCAGCACCTAGTAGCATTAGCTAAAGTATAGCGGAGTAGTTGTTTATGCCCGAAGACACAACAAGACTTGATACCTTCAAGAAGCTTACCACAGTTAATACTGATGTAACTCAAGAAGGTGATGAGTACGTAATCAAACGTAGTCAGGATGTGTCGGGTATATTAGAGGACAATAAAGAAGCCTTTAACAACTACTCCGCGAATACTAAAGAGGGAGGTATGGGAAGACGTATAGCTTCTGTACCTTTCGTGATTGTTGAGCAGTGGCTCAAAGAGGGTATCAATGTTATGAACCCCTCAGAGAATGATAGAATTAAGATGATGGCGAAGCTCAATAGCAATGAATACCAGTTTCTACGCACAGCACCAGGACATTACTAATTATGGCTCTTGCAACCTACAGTGATCTTAAGACAGCAGTAGCTAACTGGTTAGAGAGGTCTGACCTCACTGACCGTATACCAGACTTCATAGCCTTGGCAGAGCGTAGAGTGTACCGTACACTCCGCATCCCTCCTATGGAAGCTGTGACTTCATACAACCTTAATGCAGCGACTGGTAAGTTCGCACTGCCCGATACGTTCTTAGAGGCTAAGGCAGTAGCTTTGAACACCAGTCCAGTACGCACACTTGAGCGTAGGTCTTGGAAGGAAGTAAACTCCTTCAAGAACGATACGAACGCCACAGAAACTAAGCCCATCTACTTTGCTAGAGAGGGTTCTAACCTTATCTTCGGGCCAGCAGCGTCTAGTGCCTACGAGGTTAATATGTATTACTGGGGAGAGCTTCCTCCTCTCAGTGACTCGAATACAACTAATTGGTTTATGACTAATGCGCCTAACTTGTTTCTCTATGCGAGCTTGGTAGAAGGTTCAATCTACCTGCATGATGAGGTTATGGAAGCTAAATGGTCAAAGAGACTCAACGAAGACATGGCCGAGATACAGAGTATGTCAGATACTGCCGAGTGGTCAGGTAGTGGTTTAATGGTTAAACAGGGGTAGGTACAGACTATGGGTAATGCTTCATTTTATGTTACCTCTTCTGAGGACACAGTAGGGATCGACTGGAAAGGTACTTGGGTAACAAGTACTGTGTACGCTCTCAATGACGCTGTGTATGAGAGTACCAATGGGCAGAGCTACCTATGTGTAGTTGCTCATACCTCTGGCACGTTCAGCACTGATCTCACGAGTGTCTACTGGGAACTGATGGTACAGAAAGGTGCTGATGGCGCTAACGGCACAGGTGTTGGAGATGTTGTAGGCCCTGCAAGTGCCACTGATAATGCTCTTGCCCAGTTCGATGGAACAACTGGGGAGTTGCTCAAAGACGGCCCCTCAATCGGTGTAGCCACTACAGACATTGCTACCGTCAACCAAGCAGACACAGCTACTGCTAGTGCTACGTCTACAACTCTTGGCACTACACTAAAGCACACTATCAGCGGTACAACGACTATCACATCCTTTAGTGGTGTAGCTGGAGTTACGTATCACGTTACAGCCTCTGGAGCCTTCCTCCTTACCCACCATGCTACGAACCTGGATATCCTCCAGACGGGTGCGAGTATTACTACGGCTGTTGATGATACCTTTGATGTCTATATGCGTACAACGACTACGGCTGAAATCCGTAATTACGCATTAGCTATTAACTCTCTAGTCGAAGATACCTCGCCTGTCGAGGGAGACTTCCTAGTCTCTTATGATACATCAGCTAGTGCTAATAAGAAGATTGACTTAAAGAACATCCCGACAAGTGTAATCGGTAGTCCCACTGTGTCAACTCTTCGAGGAACTCTAAACGCTTTTCACTCTAGTGGTTGGGTATCTGGCGGTCTTGTTGTTGACGTTGGTGCCGGTCAGATCACAGTCGCGGCTGGTGAAGGGTTCATCAAAGCTTCTGAAAGCACAGACGGCTCTGTAGACTTAAAAACCTTTGCGTGGTCAGCCCTTACTGCTACATCTCTTACAGATGCTAACATCAATTATATCTATATAGACTACAACGCAGGTTCTCCGGTTGTAACTATCTCTACGACAGAACCTACTGAGATTGATACCAAGATTTTACTATCTAAAGCGTATCGTGATGGGACTATTATCCATCTAAATAACTCTGTTAAACATGCTGTGTCCGATCATGCTGGTCAGATGATACAGCGTTTAAAAGCTACGGCATCCTTCGCCCATGAGAGTGGAGGTATTCTATCAGAGACTGGCACACGTAACGTGGCTGTTACTGCCGGTACCTTTTGGGAAGGCTTAACACAGTTCTCTACAAGTGCTCTTGATACTTCAGCGGATTCCACATTCTCTAGTTGGTATAGGGATGGGGGTGGTGGTTGGACACAGGTAGCCTCACAGACTCAGATTGATAACACCCAATACGATGATGGCTCCGGTACTTTAGCAACTTTGGCTAACAGTAAGTACGGCGTGCATTGGGTATACCTTGCTACTAATGATGATCTTAATGTTGTGTATGGGACAGGAAGTTACTCCCTAATCGATGCTCAGGCTTCAACAACTCCAAGTGCACTTCCACCTCACGTTAGTGTTGACTCTAGGCTCATTGGGCGCATCATTATTGCTAAGAGTGCCTCAGTGTTTATTTCAGCAGAGTCCTCATTTACTGGGGCAGGTTTCTCTGGTGGGTCAGCTACTTCACATAGCGAACTAACAGGGCTGCAAGGCGGTACGACTGATGATTACTACCACCTTACATTAGCTCAACATACTAATGCTCTTGCTGGTGATACCATTGGGCAACACACAATCTTTGTTCCTGCCGGTGCTATGGAAGCGGCTGTAACTACGGCTCCAGCTACATCCAATGCTGTCGAGATTGGTACCTCTCTGTTCGCTGCAAGGACTATGGACTTCGCCACCGATGCAGATGACTTCGCTTACTTTGGTATCCAGATGCCTAAGAGTTGGGATGCCGGGACATTAGTTTTACAATATATTTGGTCAGCTACAGGCACTACAGCTAATACTGTTATGTGGTCTGCTGCTGCTGTTTGTCTTGCAGATGACGAAGTTTTGACCACAGCATTTCCCGCTGCTACTCCTCTTGGTGCTGCTGATACTAACAGTGTAACGGCAGATGATATAATGGTCTCTGCCGAAGTCTCCATAACAGTAGCCGGCACTCCTGTCGCAGAAGGTTATGTCATGTTTGAGATTTCTCGCACCGTAGCCTCTGACACTCTTGCGGAAGATGCAAGGCTCCACGGTATTCGAGTTCACTACACAGTTGACACAGGGAATGACACATAATGGCTAAGTATGTCCTGATTAAAACTTCTGACAATTCTATCGTCAAAGAGGTAGCTAGCACGAGGGAGTTCCGTGATGGGAATCCTCCTACGCTACATCCTAACAAAGGATTGAAGTGGCTTCCTATTGTTCTTGTTGATCCTCCTGTAGATAACTTGATAGAGATTAAGACTGGCCCTGTTATCGTTGTAACAGCTACGGAGGTTACAAAGACTTGGACTGTTCGTGCCAAGACAGCCTTAGAACTTTCTGGTGAAAAGGATGGTAGGGCTTCTGGTGTTATGAGAGAGCCTGGGCTTGTCGCTCTGATAAAAGCCCTTAATGATGGATCGTTTGTGCCGAATAGTTCTTACACTCCCGCACAGATGAAGGCAATAATTAAGGCGAAACTATAATGCTGCAAGCTAATAACCTTATAGGTTTCGGTGCTGGTGGTGGTGGGTGGAGTCGGGCTGCTATGGCCGATGCCCCGCAGACTAATCTTATCCACCATTACAGAGCCGATACAGGTATCACCGAAGTTACAGGGGTGAGCGTTTGGGCAGACCAAAAAGGTTCTCAGAACTTTGTTCAGGCAACAACGACAAAGCAACCAGCCTATTCAGCGACAAGCGGGGCTAATGGCTTAGATGGGATTACCTTTGATGGTGTAGATAATAATTTGAAGGCCACAGGGATAACCCTTACTCAGCCCTTCCAGATTATGATGGTATTTAAGCAGCCAACTTGGGTTTCTAATGATAAAATCTTTGTCGGTTTTTCTGGCGCAACTATTCAGATCTCTCAAAAGTATGCCGGAGCATCTGGGGATATTGACTTAGCTGCGGGAACAGCTTATGTTTGCACCACGAATTTCCCGACATCATCGTTTTACTATTTTGAAAGCCTTTTCAGCGGGGCGAGCAGTTACATAGCTAAAAACAACGGGACACCCACAACGGGTAATCCCGGAACTGCTGGCGTTGGTGGGGGGGGTGTCGATCTTTGTGGCGGCACAGCCGAAACAGAGAATCCAAATCTAATTATTTCTGAACTCTTGATATATGACGCTGACCTTTCAGCCGCAAATATCACAGCTCTTCAATCATATATAAATGGGCAGTATTCATTATGGTAGGAACATTCGCACGAACTGAATTAGGGCTGATTGCTGAAATGCTCGAAGGCCTGTTGACCCTAACACATTATGATCCTTGAACTCATATTCTGTGCAACCTTAGCAACCTCCCCGTATTCTTGCTCGGAGCCTAAGCAATCAAAGCGCTTTGAGTATCCAAGTAATATGTTGTGCTGGCAAGCTGCTCAAGTTATAGCAGCCAGTG